CAATCGTATTGGGTAAATCTGTTGAAGAAGCACGTGAAATGGTAATGGACCAACTTCGTGTTCGTAACAAAGGTGTATCCGTAACAATGGGCGAAGCTGAAAGTGATAAGTTCCGTGCAGCAGCACAAGACGCAGTATTGATGGCAGCAGGTATCCCTGTAGCAGATGCTGCACCAGGGGCACAAGAATTACGTGGTTATTCCATGGTTGAAATGGCTCGCGAATCCTTACGCCGTGAATCTGGTTCTACAGTAAACTATGGGGATAACATGGAATTAGCTCGTGCAGCTATTAACTCCACATCCACATTCCCTGCTATTATGTCTAACTTAGCTAATAAATCCGTAATGGTAGGCTTTAACGAAGCTGAAACTACTTACCAAATTTGGGCAGGTAAAGGTTCCAACCGTGACTTCAAAGAAGCTGCACGCGTAGCATTGTCCGAAGCTGGTAACCTTGAATTAGTTCCAGAAGGTGGCCAATTCAAACAAGACTCCTTCGGTGAAGCATCCGCTCGTACTAAAGTAGCTACTTATGGTAAATTGTTCAGCTTAACTCGTCAAGCGATCATCAATGATGATTTAGGCTTGTTCTCCAAAATCGCTACTAAATACGGTTCCGCTGCTAAACGCTTAGTAAACAAAATGGTATATGCTCAATTAACTGGTAACGTTAAAATGCAAGACAATGTAGCATTGTTCGACACTAAACATGGCAACGTTGCAGGTACAGGCGAAGCATTATCTGTTAAAGCAATCGCTAAAGCAATCACTGCTATGCGTCGCCAAAAAGGTATTGCAGGTGACGCAACTCTTAACGTTACACCTAAATACTTGGTAGTTCCTCCAGAACTCGAAATGACTGCATACCAAATCGTTAACTCTACTGCAGCAGTAGACGGTGTAAACTCCGGTGTTGCTAACCCTTACAAAGGTCGCTTCATTGTTGTAGCTGATGCAGAATTGACTGACCCAGATGCATGGTACTTAGTAGCTGATGCAACTCAACACGATACTATCGAAGTAACTTACTTGAATGGCGTTGAAACTCCACGTCTTGAAACTCGTCAAGGCTTCGATGTAGACGGCATTGAATACAAAGTAGCATTTGACTGTGGCGTAAGCGCTCTTGACTTCCGTGGTTTATATAAAAACGCAGGTAAATAATAGGGGGATATAACACATATGGCAAAATTCGTATATGAAACAGACCGCATCAATTATGTGGCAACAGCAGATATTAAAGCCGGCGATATCGTAGAAGCAGGTGCACTTCATGGTGTAGCTGTGACTGATATCAAAACTGGCGAAATGGGTGCATTGAAAGTTACTGGCGTATTCAAAGTAGACGCTACTAAAGCTGATACATACGCTGTAGGTGATGCAGTAAACTTCGCTTCTGGTAAAGCTGCTAAAACTGGTGGCAAACCATTGGGTATTGCAGTAGAACCTAAAACTGCTACTCAAGATACTGTAACAGTAATGTTGAAAAACTAATCATTGTATTTTTAAGGAAATGCGGGCCACACGGTCCGCATTAACCCTATGAGGTATAACTTATGCTGACCTATGATGAAAGCGCCTTACTCGATGTATTTGGCGAAAAAATAACATATGAAGGTAAGCAGATTAAGGCTAGCGTAGAAATCGGTGAGTATGACGGTAAAGGTTCTGGGTTCGTAACTGGCCTTGCTGATAAGGCTAAGGTATGGGTTAGAACTAAAGACGTGCCACTGCCTAAGACTAAAGATGTAATCTACATCAATGGTAAGAAGTGGTATGTAGATCATATCTCCGATAGTGATGCTAAAATGCACTGTCTTGAAATTGTGGCCAACGTTAGGACGGTAAGACCATGAGTAATTCACCAATTACCATTACTGACACTGCTACACCGTATCTTGAATTTATAGCTAAGACGAAACCTGATTGGACTCGTAAAGCCATGAAGTCAGTCGGTTGGCTGATGCAGAAGGAAATTAAGGCCGGGATTAAATCCGGCTCACCTGGTGGCCATAAATATGCTAGCTTCATGCCACCTACAATGAGGGCACAATTCGAGGCAGCATTTGGCGCTAAAGTAAGGCGTGCCTATAAGGAAGGCGGTAAGGCGTATAAGGAAGGTTGGGGGCTGAGGTCCAGGGCTCAACTTATAGCCGGTGGCGTAAAGGAGACTACAGTTGGTTATACACCTCTCGGTAAGATGTATCGAGCTGTTGGTTACCAATACGACGCCAAGTCGCAATCCGTGAAAGTAGGGTGGTTATCATCGTCTGCTAAACGATTAGGTGAACAGATTGAGCGTGGTTATACAAAACAAATCACAGAGCCAATGCGTAAGACATTATTTGCCGGTGGCTTTCAACTTGCTAAAGGGAAATCTGAATTTAGGATTAAACCTCGTAAGACGTTTGGTCCTATGAGGATAGCCTTACAGCCTAAGTTGGTACCTTACCTAGAGTCTAAAATCGGTGAATATGCACTAGACAAAAGCACTCAGTTCGCATCTAGTAGACGAGCATATAAAGTGAGGTAGCAATGCAAACTATTCCACTAGCGGTCATTGCTAACAGATGGGCGGAAGCGGTTAAGGATAATCAGAAGATTACCGACTACTGTATGAAACACTTCGGAAAGGACTTAGGGATATACATTGGATATGACGAAGCAAGTGCACCTCTTGAAGAGGATTGCCCGTGTGTGATCATATTGATGGATAACAAGTCTGAGGGGTTGGCTAGTTCCTACTCTTACACCCTACAACTTGTATGGGGAATTGTAAGAGCTGAGGCAGAGCGTGATGGGCGTGTAGTTAAATATACGGGAGCGTTCGAGTGTGACGAACTTGGCCAACTACTCATCGAATGTATCATGGCAGTTAACCCTAACTACCCAGTCATTAACATTGACTACGAAACAGACAATATCTCGTGGCGTCCTGTATATCCAGGCAAAGCCACATACACTATAGAAATACCGCATGTAATTGGCGGTAATGTTGAATATTAGGAGGATAAATATGGCAGTTGCTAAACGTGCACAAGGTGCACAATCTTCTCTTACAATGGCCTTTGAAACTGACTTTGGTACTACACCATCTACTGGTGGCGTGGTAATGCCTATTATCAGTTCCTCTTTGAAGGCAAGCCAAAACTTGAATGACTCCTCTGTTATTCGAGGTACACGTAATCCTGCGGCACCTAGTCGCGGTAACATCGATACATCCGGTAGCATCGTGCCACCAGTTGATGTATTAGGATTTGGCTATTGGTTAAAGCTAGGCTTTGGTGCTCCAACTACAACAGCACAAGGTTCCGGTAAAAAACACGTATTTAAAATTGGTCCAGATATGCCATCTGCAACCTTTGAACAAGGTTATAAAGATATCAGTACTTACCAACAATTCAGTGGTGTTCGAATGAATAAAATGTCCTTGAACTTCGGTGGTGATGCTGAATTGACTGCATCTATTGATGTAATGGGTTGTAAAGAAACTATGGCAGCGGTTCCCTTCGATACTGCACCTAAGTCTATTGTATTTACTCCATTCGAAAACCTCGAAGCCACCATAAAAGAAGGTGGTGCTACAGTAGCGAACGTATTGTCCATGAGCCTTGATATTGACTTTGGCTTAGATGGTGACTCTTACGCAATCGGTGGTAAAGGCTTCCGTACTTACATTGATACAGGTATTATCGGCGTATCCGGTACTATTAAAGCTTTCTTCCAAAATATGGACCTATTAAATAAGGCAGTAAACGGTACTGAATCTAGCTTGGAATTAACCCTTACTAAAGGCACTAACTCCTTGACTATTAAGTTACCTGAGTTGATTTACGAACGTAACTCCCCAGGTATTGATGGGCCTAAAGGTGTAAATATCGAACTTCCATTCAAAGCATACTATGGTGATGATGCAGGTCAATCCGCAGTAGTATTTGAATTGGTTAACAGCCAAGCTTCTTACTAATCTAATTCATTAGGAGGTATCTATGAATCTTCAAGGTAAAGAATTAAAACCAAGAGCCCTTACATGGACTGAACGTGATAACTTAATCAAAGCTGGTTTAGACTTCGTGTATTGCCCAGTAGATGTTGATGATCAAGTAGCATCTATCGTTCGTAGTCGTGACATTATGCGTTTCATCTTAACTGATGTATACAAGCTCACAGATGAAGAACTCAATACAGTAAGTGATAAGGATGCAATGACCTTCGCAGGTGAAGTCATTACATTAACATATCAATTACAAGAAGAAACAGAAAAAAACTAGAAGAGGCGTGGAGGTGGATGTCCTCGGATAAGCCGAAGTACTGCCAGGGATGTAAGGAATTACAGACCGCTACAAAGCAGTCCTTCGACTGCTCCGAGTGTGACTATAACCCACCACGCCTATTATTTGGTTCAAAACTAGCTATGAAGCTGTACAACCTATCACGTAGTCAACGTATATATCACACAGGAGGGCTAGCTGGATTCGATTATCCGGCTATTCGCAATATAGCGGAAATGAACAATATCAATCTGGGTCCGATGTTGTTCAACCTCATGTGGATATTAGAGAGCTTAGAAATGGAGGCGATGAATAAGGATGTCGAATAATGTAGTAGATATCGTAGTGCAACTGACCGATAAGAATACGCAAGCCGGTTTGGAAAAAATCGCAGCCGCCTCTAAGGGTACAGTTGCAGAGCTCGCGAAATTAAAAACTGAAATGTTGACCATTGGAGCCGGTGCCGGTATTACCGGTCTAGGTTCAAAGCTTGCCAAGGAGGCACTCGACTGGAATTTATCTGTTAAAAAAATGCAGTCCTTGACCGGTGCCACCGCGGAGCAAGCTAGCACCTTTATCTCCGTGGCCAACTATATGGGCGTAGCGACTGACGTAAGCACTACGGCGTTTGCCAAGTTTGCGAAGGCAGTATCCACCGCTCAAGATAAAATGCAAACAGCCTCCGCAGAGGGGAAACTTGCGACCGATATGTTCAGTCGGTTAGGGATTAGTATTGATCAGATTCAAGGGAAGAACACTCTTGAAGTATTCCAGATTATCCAGGAACGCTTAAGAGGCATGAAGGACGGCGCGGAAAAAACTCGTGTTGAAATGGAATTGTTTGGTAAGACGGGCTACCAACTCCACGGCATGCTGAATATGTCCGCTGAGGCAATGAAGCAAGTTGAGGACCGTGCTCGTGCCATGGGGCTTATCATTGACGATGAGGCGGCTAAGAAATCGGCGCAGTTCAATCGCCAATTAAAGGACATGGAACAGACCGGCAAACGTTTGGCCATCATGATTGGTCAAGAGTTATTGCCAGTCATCATGGACTACACGCAATGGGCTATCGATTTAACGAAGTCCTATAGTAGTATGGCCACCGAATAAAAGGAAG